CAATACGATTACTTAATGCATTTTGTAAATTAAATTCTACAGTTTCTAATGCACCTTGTTTAAAGTATACAAAGAAGCCTGTATTACTTGAACTTGCACCTTTGCCATCTTGTCTGTAAAACATATTAAATGTGTTACCTGGTTTAGGACTTTGTTCGTAAATATATTCTTTATTTTGAAATGTTCCGTTAACAACTTCAAATTTCATACTTTCTCCTGCCACGTCAGCAGTGAATGGTAATACTGGAATAGTATTTGGTAAAGTATTAATTTCGTATAATTCTGTTTTAATATCGCTTAATGTTTTTGTCAATGCAGGATTACCAAAACTTTGAGCACTTGACATTGCCGCATTTAAAATTACTGCAAAGTGTTCCAAGTAATCTGGGTTTGTACTATCATTATATACAATGAAACTATCTGATAAGTTACGTCCTGAACTATCATAAACATCTTCAGTTGTTTGTATGTTAGCAATTTTTAACATACCTCTTGCTGGCTGATTTCTTTTAGGTTGATAACTTAAAAGTTTTGCTAAACGTAATACACTGTCTCTTCTTTGTGCTGTCTCTAAAAAGTTTTCTCTAGAGTTTAAATCTTGTCTAAATGCTAAACTTTGTCCAAAGTATGCAATCAAGTCCATTAGAGCTACAAACTCTGAACTTTCAATGTAATCGTTAAAATCTTCTGGGTAATTATTGCGTAGGTACTGAACCATCGTCGAACGCAAAGTTTCGTAGTCATAAGACTGAAAGTCTGCATCACGGAATGTCTGATAGATTTTAGTCCAATCTTCAGATACAAATAGACTATTTTGTCGCTTACTGGTGCTCATTTTTTAATATCCACGCTTTATTAATAGTATTTATTCGTATTATAAACTGGGTATATTATACTTGAACTGCTGAAGTGGAACGTTGGTCAAAATTGACTTTCATTGTTTCTACTTCATTAGTTTCAGCATATACCAAATCTAGTGCTACGGATAAACCATGTTCATATTCGGCAACATCAATATCTCTTAATACTACTCTAGGATCCTTAGCCACAATTTCCTGGAGGTTCTCAATTATATTGAATTTAGCATTATCAGTGAATGGATCAAACAAATATTGCCACACTAAACAACCAAATGTTGGTTGCATAACTCTTTCACCCTGTCTTGTATTAAAATGATTTAACAAGTCAGCACGAACTAGAGCAGTGTCTACAACTTCTGTACCACTAAAATTTCTACCTACTGATGAATAACCTTTATATATTGCCATATTAGTATTTACCTACTTTAAATTCCACACATTTGTAGAGCACCTTGACGCTCATATGTAAATCTGTTTGCTACACTTTGTTTAACTTTTGCTGTAGAACTAGCAAAATATTTGTTAACATTATCTCTTTCATCAAAGATTGCGTTAATAATATCATCATCTGTTGGACTTGCTCCTGCATTGGCTATCCCTAGTGTAGGTATTCTACTACCAGGACCATGTTGTACAGATATGCTCCATACTGCGTCTTGTAGCCCGTTACAGTGCGTTCCATCACATATGTCTATGCCAGTATCGTTTTTAATTTTTTTAACTAATTTATCATAGTGTGTTACTTGTATAAAGTCATGTTGTGCTTGTTTAAATTGAGGATCTGCGGCTAATAACACCCATGTATTTTTAAATGCTGTTGTTCCGTTTGTTGCTCCAGTGTTTCCACCTGCACTTTGTAATTGACTATACATATCTGGGTATTGCTTCATATATGAAAGAAAACTATTCATAGTTCCTACTTTTGTTGCAATTTGATATGTACCATAACTGTAACCACCTGTTCTATCTCTGCCTATCGCGGCAGGATCTCCATTACTTTCATACCTTTCAGATAATGTCCCAATATCTGTTCTTGTACAAAGGCTTGGTTCGCCTGGAGTAAACTCTACACCTGCATTAACGAACGGACCTCCATCTACTCTAGGAGCAATGGCGCCGCCACCTGGTGTGTTGGATTCTGCTCTATCTGGTTGATCAGTAATTGGTGTTTGTGTTGGTTGGTCTTCTAATTCAAAAGCAATAGTTGTTGGACTTAATGCTCTTGCAGTTGGAAAGCCAACGAATATAGTTCCACTTCCGCTTGACGCTGGTGTACTAACGTGACCAGGTACAGGATCAGCCGCACCAGGATCACCATCTCTAATAACTAACTTACCTTCAACATAAACTCCATTTGCTTGTGAACTTAATGCTCCGCCGCCATGCGAGTTTTCATCTGGTTCTACAGAAACTAATAATCCGTCTGCTGTAACTGTACTTTGATTAGATACAACTGTTGTTGCTCCACAACTTCTGTTATCACTATGCCTGTGAATTGCAATTCCCATTATGAATCATCTTTCCCTGCATTTTTTTCTTCATGTAATGTCCAAGGTTCGTGTTGTGGTACACGTTTTGAAATATATGCTTTAGGTTCTCCAGCAGTACCTGTCGAGTCTACTGTTGGTAATTTCTGTGTTGGTATCCGTGCTGATTGACTTGCCGCTGTGCCACCATTCATATGAATTGCTGTTGCAGTTTCTAAGTGACTTGTACCTGAATTAATATGTGACGTTGCACCTGAAGTAATCTTTGTATCTCCTTGTGCTACTGAATTTAAATTATTAGTATCTAAATTTATATCAGTCATTGATTTAATGTTTACACTTTCGCCTGCTTCAAGATTAATATTTTTATCTGCTGTCATGTTAATATTATTTGCAGTACGAATACTAATACTATCTTCACTATAAACATCAATCTTGCCATGCTCTGATAATTCTATCCATGCTTTACCATTGTTAGTTCCAATATACATTAAATTGTTTGTATCATCCATTAAGATTTGATGACCTGTGCTTGTACGCAAACGAACTAATTTACTATCACCATTAACATCTCCGTCATCTAAAACAAAACTATGTCCTGGAAAACGTTTTCTAATTTCTAAATCTTCAGCAGTTGCTTCACCTGATTGCATTCTTGATTTTAATGCACTATCGGTAGCAGGATCTTTATCTCCTCTACCTGGTGTACTAATTCCAAACACTGCACTATTGTTTTCTCTTTGCGGTGTACTAAAACTTTGTCCTCTAATAGTATCTCCTAGAAGACCTTGTCCTTTTAAAATTCTTGCTAGTTCAATGTTAACTGGTCTGTAAATTCGATGAGTTTGTTTTGTATCTCTTTCAACTTTAGTATTAAATTCTAAAACAGGTAAAAAATGTTCATCGGGATTATATCCTGGAAACTCTGTTTCTACTTCTGCTGTTTTAATCCATTTTTTACTACTAGCCAAGCCAGGTGTCATATGGTTTGCAACATCGTCGATAATCGAACCTATTACAACTCCGTTATTCTTTTGTCCCTGAATAAAGATAACAAGTACTTTACTTTCAGGATCGGGTAACGTTGCCCACATACCATAACTGTATACTCCTGAACTTTCTTGTTTATCTATTAATTTTTTATCTGTTGTTCCTAAGAATGGACTCATATATTTTACAGGTGTCCAACTTCTAGGATCAGAAGGTATACCTCCTAGTGCAGGAATATAAACATCCATACGTCCAGTTCTTCTTGTGTCACTATTATTTTTAACAAATCCTTCATAAGGACCAGGATCAACAATAGCGCCTTTTTTATTAACGTCTAAGTCTGGATTAATTTTATTAATGTATTGTTGGAATGTTGGCATTACGTTGTACCTTCATTTAATTCTATATCAAATTCAATTTCTTCTTGGTTTTGATCATTTAAAAATTTATCAGCGGGAGTAACAACTGTATTAACTTCTGCTGGTGTAACTACTGTACCAGGTTTAGGATTCCATTCTTGTCCTACTGCCTCAGGTCCATCTGTTGTGTTAACATCCATATTTTCTAATTGTCCTCTTTCAGTGGCTGTTGTGTAATTATTAGGTGTGTATTCATATGCACTAGCCTTTTTATACTCACCGCCTGAACCTGATGGACCGTCGTTTCCTGATGTTCCCCCTGTGCCAATTTTATTACCTTTAACATCAACTTTTTTCTTTGTCGCTGTTCTCAAAATAGCATCTTGGTATACGTTTGTTCTTTCAGTTGATGTTTTTTCTTTTTTATCAATAGTGTTAAGTGGTTGCTTACGTTCTCTTACACATTCTAAATTTTGTGTAAACTGTCCGTTACTAAAGTTACTTGTTACTTTAATTACTTTGTATTCACCACTAATACTTGGTGTGTTAACACTAGTCTTTCCAGTTTCATCAACGTTAAAACCTTTCATAAGTCCTGTACTTGCATCTAAGTCAGTTGGGTTTCTAAACTTAACATATATGTGCCATTCTTTATCTGTATTTAAACTTCCATCTGGCAAACGATAATCTAAATTATCTTGCACTAATACACTTCTAAAATCTTTTGTTTGTATGTAACTCATATCACCTACAATACGCATATTCATTTGTAGTAAGTCAGCACCTTGGTCAAATACATTTTGCATAAAGTTATCAATAGTTACACTTTTATGACTTGCACTTGGATCATTAATATCGTTACTTGTTGCTGTTTGAGTTACAACATTCCTAACATAAGGTGTCCATTTTGCAATAGGATCATTTCCTGCTTTTGCAGTTTGACCTTCGTGTATTGCTTCGTTAAGTTTTGTTTGTGCTAATGGAGTTGCAAGAGATCCTGCTTTTTCCATTTGGTTATAAGTGTACGTTTGAAAATATGCCGCATTAAAGTCGATATCGAAACTTAAAATATCTTGGTTGTTTCCTGTAAAAAAGTAATCATAATATTTTGAAATATATTCAACTGGTTTTTGACCTAAGTTTTCAAAGTCTTTGCCATGCATTTGATATTTTTTAATAACAAACGTAATAAATTTAGCATACTGATTTCTAATTTTATCAAATGGGCCTAGTGTTATTCTAGGAACAATTCTATAAAAATCAATTGGTTTGTTGTCTACATCTTCGTAACCTTCGACACCAGAATCTTTTTGTTTTTTTAAGTCTGCACTAATTACTTGATCTGTCATATATTCTGATGAACGTAAGATACTATGTATTGTTTGAATAATACTAGTACCTGCTCTAATACTATATGTTTTAGTTGTTTCGTCAAATATAAAGTTTTCAGTAAAACGTTGTTGTGCAACTTTACCTGGATCATTTGTATTTGCTGTTTTGGCTAAATCAACTGCTTCTTGTGTTACAATTTTAGAATTTGCAATATCAGGATCTATTTCAAAAGAATAAATGTCTGGGATCGCTTTTAATTTTGCTTCTACATGGTCGTCTTCTAATTTATTTAAATATCCTACTAAACCTTTTTCTAATTGTTTCAATGGAACCATTGGTTGATTGGGTGGACCGTTTGGTCTCATGTCGCCATTGTCAATTCTTAATGCTACATTAAAAAAGTCATGTACTGTTTTTGCTTCAATTTGTATATCAACAGGAATAGTTGTTGCTGTTGATTGTACACCCATGCTGTTATATGGAACCGCAGTAACATCATAAGTTGTACCTTGTTCTGTAACTCCAAATTTAAAATCTGTAAATCTAATTGGAATATATCTTGTACGTTGTCCTATAGAGTTTCTAGATCCTACTGGTTTACCGTAACTATCATACCCTGTTACAAAAACTTTTAACAAGTATGGCTGTTCAATATAATTGTATGATCCAAAATGATTTGCCGCAAGTACAAGACTATTTAAAAGTGTCATACCATATGGTTCTGTAATTTTAAAACTTACTCCTGTATTAACTGCGCCTTTGTTGGCACCTCCTGGACTAATAACACTATCAATTTCTAAATCGTCCATATAAAAATCATTCATGAAATATGGATTTCTTACACCGTAGTTACCACCGCCTGATTTTATTAATAATCTTTGTGGACTTTTTTCTATTTGAAATTTAGGATTATTTACAAAGTTATTATAATCGTCGTATGTTAAAATATATAACTCAAAGTTATAAGTGTACGACGCCAATCCGTGTAATATGTTTTTCTTTTCATTTTCATTTAATAATGTTTGTGATAATACTGGTTTTGCTTGATTATTATTAATGCTCGTTGCTGTTGCTTTAATTGTAGAACCGATGTTACTTAACGCACCGCCTAAATTTTGTAAGCCTGCATCTTCTAAATTTTCTTTGAAAGAATTTATATCAATATTATTCGATTCTAAATTTATTCCTTGAACAGCCGCATTTATTGTCTTTGTAGTATCGTCAATAGGAAATACTGTATCACCTGCTACTATCTGTGGAAACTCTCCTAGTTTAGGAAGTCCGTCTCCAAGATTTAATTCGTTTGCTACTCCTGAGATTTCGTTCTGTACCCAATTTCTGGCATCTTCTAATTTTGCAATTCCACTCGATACGATTTGATCACTATCACTAACAGTGATAGGTGTACCATCTTTGCTTCTTACCGGATCACCGAACTCATCATAGAGAGGAAAATCAGCCATGTTATATTCCTAATTCGTTGAACAATCTATCTTGCTTAGGCAAAAAAATTATAGTTCCTCTTTTCATATCCCAAATTGGATCTTTAATTTCGTTTGGATTTCTTGCCGCAAAGACCCACCACAATTTAGGATTGTCATATAAGTCATTTGCTAATAAGTCTGGTCTAAATTCGTATGTTGCATTTATAATTAACTTTTGATCTGATGGGTAAGCACTAATTACTCTACGTTCTATTACGTCTAAATAATTTCCAAACATCTCTGTTTCATAAAAAGGACTATCTGCATTATAATTTGCCATTAAATGTGTCCTCCTGTAACATTATTAATTAATGCACCACTTGTTAATCGGTCTACACCAAATGACCTCATTTGTGCTCTGCTGTATACTGGAGTTAAACCAACGTTAATATCTAAACTTTTTGGCATTCTAGTTGTTTGTGCTTTTCCGGCTTGGTCAATTCCGCCTGTTGGTATTGAAATATAGTCAACGTTATTAGGCATAGTAATAGAAACTGTGTTTACTACCACTGGAACATTTGGTAACAAATATTGACCATGTCCGCTTAATCTTAATACAGGTGGGGGATTACCTGCTAGAGCATCTGAATTACTAAACATTTTAGTAACTGCTCTTAAAAATGTTATAACTGCAAGTACATATTGTGCATCTTGTCCGTTTTCACTTATAAATTCTCCAAACATTGAAATGTCACTCACATTACTTGCATTGTAATAATTTAAAGGATAATTACTATGTGTAGGACTACTACGACTATAATCTGCATTATGTTGGAATATAAGTTGTGGTGTATATGGAAAGATTATACCATTAGTTTCAACTAGTGGTCTTAACAAATAAGGAACATTGGCTTTTTGGTAGTGAATATTAGCACCTTGAGGTAGAGACAATCTTACTCTATGATCATCTTTGCTTTTACCAACTGCAGAACTTGAAGCCGCAATTTCAGCCAATTTATCATTAGGATTAGCACCTTTGTCAATGCCAGCACCTTTTAATCTAGCAGTTACAGGATCACCGTTGAATGCATCGGATAATGCTCCTTTGGCGTTGGATAACATACCTGTAAAGTCATTACTAAATTGGTCAATACCATCAGAAAATGCTTTACTGGCTCCACCTATACTAAAAGCGCCTGTTTGGGCGGCTTTAGTGGTGTTTGTTGCTTTAGCCGTATTAAAGCCTGGGTTACCTGTTAATTGGATACCTGGCTTGTTCGGATCTTGGTCTGTAAATGTTGCCATAATAAATTTAATCTTTCCTCTTGATATTAGTATTTATCGAGTGTATAATATGAGTATATAATTTAAGGAATGAAAAAACTATGGCAGTAAGAAATTACCTCAATAACAGAGATTTATTAATAGAAATTCACAAGTCTAAAACATCTTTTGGATCGTTTTTAGATGAAGAATCTAAGATTTTTGATATTATTTTAAACTCAACAAAAGAAATTAAAAAAAGTACAATCGATCAAGCTCGTAGAAACAGAGCTGATAGAATACAAAAAAACGGATATAAAGAGAATACTATAAAAGGAAAGAAGATGGCAGACTTTGCCGTTGATCCTAAGTCATTTAAAAAGCAAGAATTAATTTTTAGAATAATGACATATGAACATATTCCTTTAGATGATGAAAGAAAAAAGAATCCTAAAACAGTTGCAGATCATCACGTTAAATTAAACTTTCCCTCATATCAACATTGGCGTTTTAATGAAGAAAACGTTTTAATATGTTGTGGTAAGTCACATTGGACAGGCGGTATGGATAACGGATACTTTACTTTAGATGAAGGCAAAGTAACACAGAAGTTAGCACATATGTACATGATGCTTTGTGAACGTTACAGTCACAGATACAACTGGAGAGGATATACTTATGTCGATGAAATGCGAGGACAAGCATTATTACAATTGGCACAAATTGGTTTACAATTTGACGAAAGTAAATCAGATAATCCTTTTGCATATTACACAGCGGCAATCACAAATAGTTTTACTAGGGTATTAAACATTGAAAAACGTAATCAAAATATTAGAGATGACATTTTAGAAATGAACGATTTAGCACCCAGTTTTACTAGACAACACGCCAATGATAGTGCGGCTGAACAAAAAAGAGTTGACGCATTTAATCAAAAAACAAAGAAAAAGGCATAAATCCGGTTGACTTTGGATATATTTTACAGTATTATAGTAAGTGTATGTAATTTAATCTAGGAAGAGCATGAGCAATTTATTTAAAAAAGCCATTGCCTTTACTGATATCCACTTTGGAAATAAGTCCAATAGTTTAGCACATAATGAAGATTGTGTTGAATTTGTAAAGTGGGTAATCAAACAAGGTAAAGAAAAGAACTGCGAGACCTGTATGTTCTTAGGTGATTGGCATCACCAACGAGCTAGTATTAATGTTGCAACACTAAATCACAGTGTAGAAGCATTAACTTTACTCAGTAAAAACTTTGACCAAGTTATTTTTATTCCTGGTAACCACGACGAATACTATAGAGACAAAAGAGATTTCAATAGTATCACTTGGGCCAGACATATTCCAAACGTAAGACTTTTTAATGAGATCACTACAGAAGGTGATGTCGCAATAGTTCCATGGCTAGTAGGTGACGAATATAAGTCACTTAAAAAAATTGAAGCAAAATATATGTTAGGACACTTTGAACTTCCTAACTTTTATATGAATGCAATGGTACAAATGCCAGACCATGGAGAAATTAAACATTCGGACTTCAGAGGTGTTGAACGAATGTTTACAGGTCACTTCCACAAGCGTCAAGAAGTAGGTAATATTACATACATCGGAAATGCTTTCCCACACAACTACAGTGACGCTTGGGATGATGATCGCGGAGCAATGATATTAGAATGGGGCGAACCGCACTATTATATTAAATGGGACGATGCACCTAAATACAAAGTATTAAAATTAAGTCAATTACTTGATAAGCCAGCAGAATTACTACTACCTAAAACATATTGTAGAGTAAACTTGGATATTAATATTAGTTATGAAGAAGCAAACTTCATTAAAGAAACATTCTACGAACAATACAATGTAAGAGAAATTGCACTTATTCCACAAAAAGAAGTTGATACAAACTTTGATGAATCGGCAGAGATTAATTTTGAAAGTGTCGACAGCATTGTTATGAGTCAATTAAAATCTGTAGATTCAGAGTTATATGATCCTAAACTATTAATGGAAATATATAGGAACCTTTAATTAATGTTTAAACTAAACAACTTAACTGTTAAGAATTTCATGAGTGTGGGTAACAGTACCCAAGCACTCGACTTTAACAGAAATGATTTAACACTTGTACTAGGAGAGAACTTGGACACCGGAGGAGGTGACCATGGTGCTAGGAATGGTACAGGTAAGACTACTATTATTAATGCGTTAAGTTTTGCATTATACGGAAATGCTTTAACAAATATTCGTAAAGATAATTTAGTAAACAAAACCAACGGCAAAAATATGTTGGTTACTTGTGGATTTGAATATGGTGGAAAACAATATCGAGTAGAACGTGGCAGAAAGCCTAACGTACTAAAATTTTATGTAGATGGACAAGAACAAGAAGCATCAGATTCAGCACAAGGTGATAGTAGAGAAACACAAAAAGAAATAGAGATATTGTTGGGTATGAGCCATGAAATGTTTAAACACATTGTGGCACTGAATACATATACACAACCTTTCTTAAGTTTAAAACACAATGAACAAAGAGTTATTATCGAACAGTTGTTAGGTATAACATTATTAAGTGAAAAATCTGATCAACTAAAAGAACAGTTGCGTATTAATAAAGATTTAATTACACAAGAAGAATATAAAATTAAAGCAATCGGTGATGCTAATGAAAAAATTAGAGAACAGATTGATGCTCTTAAACGTAGAAGTAAGATGTGGTCAGATAAAAAGGTACAAGAATCTGGTCAATTACAAAAAGCATTAGATGATTTAACTCATGTTGATATCGATAACGAAATACAATCACACAAATTGCTAACAGAATATGTTGAAAAAGCAAGACAGTTTACAGATTTACAAGATCAACTTGCAAGACTTGTTAATGAATCAGATAGATATATTAAGAATCAAGCAAAATTAGAAAAAGAAGTTGAATCTTTAGAAGAGCATAAATGTTATGCTTGTGGACAAGAATTACATGATAATAAACATGAAGAAATACTTAAAGATAAAAAAGAATTATTAACTGAAGCAGTTTCTTTTATAGAAAACAGTAAAAAATCTGAAGAAGAACTGACATCTCAACTAGCAAGTATGGGAGATTTAGGCACAAAACCTGTTGTATTTTATGACAAAATTGAAGATGCGTACAACCACAGGTCTAGTTTAGAGCAGTTAAAAAGTGAATTAACCAGCCTTCAAGCACAGGAAGATCCATATCTAGAACAGATTCAAGAAATGGAAGAACATGGAATTGAAGAGGTTAAGTACGATACAGTAAACGAATTAACTAGAGTTAAGGATCATCAAGACTTCTTGTTGAAACTTTTAACTAGTAAAGATTCGTTTATTCGTAAACGTATTATAGACCAAAATCTAGCATTCCTTAACAAGCGTCTTGCTTATTATTTGGAACGTATCGGATTACCACATAGTGTTGTATTCCAAAATGATCTTACTGTAATAATTACGGAACTAGGACGGGAGTTAGATTTTGATAACCTAAGCAGAGGGGAACGTAACAGACTTATACTTTCTTTAAGTTGGGCGTTTAGAGATGTTTGGGAAAACTTATACCAGCCCATTAACTTATTGTTCATTGATGAACTTGTTGACTCTGGTATGGATAGCTCAGGTGTAGAAAATAGTCTGGCTATACTTAAAAAAATCAGTAGAGAACGTAAGAAGTCTGTTTGGCTTGTGTCACACAGAGACGAACTCGCTGGTCGGGTTAATAACATTTTATCCGTTATTAAAGAAAATGGATTTACTAGTTATAATACCGACATTGACGTTGTATAGGAGAAAATAAAATGGCAATACATGACGACATCGTAGCACACTACGACAATTATCTTAAAGAAAACGAAGCATTTGAAACTAAAGGTGTAAAAGCCGCGGCGGCAAGAGCTCGTAAGGCTTTAGGAGAAATGGGCAAACTTGCAAAAGCAAGACGTGCCGAGATCCAAGAGAAAAAGAATAGTATGTAAATGATTTCTATTACAAGATTATCTAATAATTTTGAAATAGTTGATCTCATTACTGATACCCAGTTAAACAAAACAAAGTTAATGCGTTTTGCTTCTGGGTATCAACAACTTTTCCTTAAACATAATCTAAAAAAAGGTGACAGAATTGGACTTGCTTTGCAAGAAGACTTCCATCATCTTGCCTGTGTCTTCGCGGCAATTGATTATGGACTTATAATTGTTATAAGTGGCGAACATGAAATAACAAATGAATATATTTCTAGAAGACAAATAAAAGCATTTATATCACGGGGTGTACAACCTTGTACAGTTCATGCAACTAATGTTAATCATATCGAGTTAATAGAAGATGTTACTGAATCAGATGAAGATTACATTATTGATCATTCTGATATTTTAGTAGAAGCATTAACAAGTGGTAGTACTGGAAAACCTAAGTGTATTCAACATACACATTTTAGTGTAGAAAGTGCAACAGAAAATAGCATAAAACATTATTGGAAAGAAGCAGACACTAGTTGGTTTTTTCACAACATTGTACATTTAGGTGTAAGCAGTGTTTACTTTTTTCCTGCATTGTTTTCTAGTAAAAGAATTATTTTACCTCCGTTAGATAATCCATATGATGAAGTATTACTGTCTAAGTATAAACCAGACATAATGTTAGTATTTCCATCACATTACCAACAGTATTCTAGACAAGGAATACATTTAAGAGATTTAAGTCACGTTAAGTGGGTACTAACAGGCGGAAGTGTAATAGACAATTCTTTTATTAGACGCATGATAAAAAATCAAGGCGTAGAAAAAGTTGCAGTAATATACGGACTTACTGAATGTTTACCACCTTTAATACATAAAGTCGTTGACAAAGAAAATTTAGACTCGTATAATGTTAAAGAGATGG